CGCCTCGGTGGTCAGGTCGATAGCGCCGATCAGGTCCTCGAACCCTTCGCGGGTTTTGGGCAAGTCGTTCAGGAGCTGGGCCAGGATCGCGGCGTTGGGGTCCCCCGGGGTGGTGATGGTTTCGGTGGGGACATCGCTGTTGGCGGCCACGTCGGCGGCGGCTTGTTGCGCCTGGCGCAGCGAGTCCAGGAAGGCTTGGGCGCCTTCGTCGACAACGTAGCCAAATTGCTCAAGGGTGCTGCCGTACTGCTCCAGGCCGCGGGTCACTTCCAGTAGGAAGGGCGGGTCGACGCCAAATAGGGTGTCCCAGTCGGCGATGCTTTTGGCCCAGTTTTCGGCCTGCTGCTCAAGGAGTTTGGCGTTGATTTCTTCCCATTGGCCGCTGCCGCTCAGGCCTTCGTCGATGGTTTGATACAGGGGCGTCAGGTCGGGCGGGGCGACGTTGGCCAGGCCGGAGGCGATCTGGTCTCCGGTGCCGGCCAGGTCATCGGCGAGGGCGGTCACGGCCGTGGCCACGTCCTCGCTGAGCTGCATGAGCTCGTCCTGGAGCTTGGGGATTTCCCGGTCGATCTGGTCGGCGGCGGCTTGGATGGCGTCCACCAGCTTTTCCGTGCCGGTGGTGAACTCCTGGTAATAGAAGGCTTGGGCCTGGCTGGCGGCCTCGATGCCGCCGAAGGCGGCGATCAGGTCGTCGCTGAGAGTCAGCAGTGCGGAGGCGCTTAGGCCTTCGAGGTTGGTGGCGGTCTGCTGGGCGGCGGCGTCGAGCAGGCCCAATTGGGCGGCGAGGCGGGCAAGGGTGTCGCCGCTGGTCTCGCCCGACACGCCAAATTCGTCAATGTAGCCCTTGAGGAGGGCGACGTCCGTGGTGATGTCGCCGGTCAGGGCCAGCATCTGGCCCAGGGGCTCGGCGAAGCGGTCGGAAAGTTCTACCGCCATGGTCGAGGCGACCATGGCCGCCTGGATTTGCTTGCCGACTTCTTCCGCCGTGCCGGACAGATCGCCCACCATGGCGCCAAAGGCGATGCCAATGTCGTCCGCGGATCGTCCTGCGGCCTGGGCAATGCGCTCCACCAGGGCGGCCATGGCACCGCCCAGGTCGCCTTCGTTTTCGGTGAGGTGGATCAGGCCGTCGCCGAAGTCGGACATGCGTTGAAGCTCGGCTTCGATGAAGCTGGACAGGTCTTCGCCGAAGAACTCGGCCAGGGCGTCGCTGACATCGGCCAGGGCCTGGTAGATTTCGGTGAGTTCGGTGGCCTCCATGTTCTTGGAGCCCTTGTCGGTGAGGCCGAAGCTGAGACCGAAACTGCCTTGCACGTAGGCGCCGCTGGCGGCGCCCCACTCGCTGTCCTCCAGGCCGGCAGCGCTCCCGCCAGTCATAGCGGCCAGGGTGCCGTAGCGCGGCTCCTGATCGGACTGCCATTTGTTGAAGACCGCGATCCCGATAGCGGCGATGGCGGCCGCGGGCAGGAGGTAGGGCATGGCGGCGCCGATAGCGGTGCCCATGGCTCCCGTGGAAGCGCTGGAGCCCGCCAGGGCCATGTTGGTGCCAAAGCTGCCAAAGTAGCCGCCGATGCCGATGTTCTCCATGGCCAGGGTAAAGCCTTGGGAAATGCCACTGAAGGCGGCGCCGGAGAACAGGCTGCTGGCGGCGTTAAACAGGGTCGAGCCGGTGGAGAACATACTGCTCAGGCTGCTGGCCCCACCGAGCAGGCTGGTCGCCGTGCCCGTGACCCCGCCAGCGCCCCCGCCCATGATGCCCATGAGGGCGCCCTGGATGGGGACGACGAGGGGGCTGAGGAGGAGCTGATAGGACAGGTCCGCCACCCATTCGAGGACGGTTTCCTTGAGGTTGCCGAGCACGTCGCCCTGGCCGGTGATGAGTCCGCGCCACAGGGATTGGAAGGTGTCGTCCAGGCTGTCGACGGCCTCGGCCCAGGCGTTGTAGAAGGCGTCGGACTCGCGGCGGGCGGCCTCGGCGGCGGCGGCCTGATCTTTCGCCAGCCCCTGGGTGATGACGCTCAATTCCTCCTGGGTCAAGCCCGCGGCCTCCCCGGCCTTGGCCAGGGCAGCCATGGATTCCTGATAGTCCTGGGCGGCAGCTTTGGCCGGCAGGTACTTTTGCACCAGGCCCTCGACGGTGCGCGTGGCCGCGGCCATGGCCTGGGTTTCCGCGCGCTGCGCTGCTTCCAGTTCCTTTGATGCCTTGGCGGCGCCACCTTTGGCGGCGGCCAGATCCTTGGTGGGCTTGACGGCGCCACTGGCGGCCTTGCCGGCCCCGGCAATGGCGGCGCCGGTCTTCAGGCTTTGCTTTTCCAGGGCGGCTTGATCGGCTTCCGCGCGGGCAAACTCGACATTCAGTTCGGCTTGCGCCTGGCGCGCGGCCTTCTTGGCCTCGGCTTCTTCCAGGCCATACTGAATGACGCCGCGGATCGCCGCGATCTCGGCTTCCGCGCGGGCGACAATTGCTTCCTGCTGGCCTTTAAGCGCCTGGGCGTCCTGCTCCTGTTGCGCGCTCAGTGCGGCCTGTTCCTCTTTCAGTGCGGCGACACTGGCCTCGGTGCTGTTGAGGCTGGTGGCCAGATCGTTGAGACTGGCGACGGCGCTGGTCGCCACGCCGCCGATGTCGAGGACCTCGGGGATCTGCGCCATGACGCCGGCCATGTCGGTCGCCAGGCTGGCCAATTGGCCGGCGACATAGGCCACCATCTGCGCCACGGCGAGCTGGATCACGCCAATCGCACTGGTAATGGCGCTCTGAATCGCCGCCCATGCCTGTTCGGCGATCAGCGGCAATTGATCCATCCCGGCCTGGAAGTTGGTCTTGAGGATGTCGATCTCGCCGAGGATGATAAAGACCGCGGCGCGCAGGTTGTCGGGCAGATCCACAAAGGATTGCCCGACAAAGGCCACCAACTCGGCCACTGCCGCCCAGGCGGTGCCCTGTTCCTCCAGCGCCAGGGCGCCATCACGAATGACGATGTTGTAATTAGGCAACTCAGCCAGGGCGGCGCCGATCGTGGCCAGATAGCCCGGGATCACGCTCAAGGCCTCTTCCCAGCCGCCTAGTGAGACACCAAGCCCCGCCAGCGCTGGCCCGGCTTCGGTCATGACGCCGGCCAGCGCTTGCGCCCAGTCCGTGGCCTGCTGCAGCCCGGCGCTGAGCAGTTCCGTAATGCCGGTCGCCTCATCCGTCGCCACCGCCGTCGCCGTCAAGGCATTGCCCAGGCGATTCCATTCCGCCGTCAGCCCGCCGACCCGCTCGCCATTGTCATAGAGGCGATTCAGTTCCGCCGCTAGTTTGGGCAACAGTTCGTCAGCGGTAATCGCGCCCGACTCCAACAGTTTTCCCAGCTCGGCCGTGGTCACCCCCATGGCGGACGCGGCGGCGCCAAAGGCCCCGGGCAACCGCTCGCCCAACTGACCGCGCAACTCCTCGGCGCTGACGGTGCCCTTGGAGATCATCTGCTCAATCGCCAGCAGGGCGCCCTGGGTATCGGCGCTGGACTTGCCCAGCTTGCCCATGGCCAGGCCCACGGCCTCGAAGATGTCGCGCGCCGCCTGCCCTTCCAGGGCGGTGCCCTTGGCGGCGGCGGAGAGGCTGATCCATGCCGTCGCGGTGTCAGCCAAAGTGATGCCCAGGCGCTCAGCAACGGCCTTGATGTAGTCCATCTCCGCCCCGGCGGCCTCAGAACTGCCGGTGATGGCGGTCAGGCTGGCCTGAAACTTCTGGCTTTCCATGGCGGCGGTAATGAAGCCGCGCGCCAGTTCCGCCACCCCCATCCCCGCCGCGGCGGTCAGGGCCAGGCTTTTCAGTCCCGCCGCGATGCGCCCAAAACCGCCATTCAGCTCATCGGCGCTGCGTCCTGTCCGCCCCAGTTCGTCCTGCACCTTGCGCATGCCGACAATAGCCGCCGAGCCGTCGGCGGAGATGCGAATGCGAAGGTCTTGGGCGGCCATGGGCTATCTCCGGTGGCTGGGCGTGGTGGCGGTCTTGGCGCGATCAGCGGCCAGGCGCTGGTGGGTGACGTGCAACTGGGCCTGCTCCAGGACCTGGACGTCGGCGAAAAGGCGGGGGCGATCTTCCGGCGGAATGGCCTGCAGATCCATTACGGCCTTGACGCCTTCATAGTCCAGGCCGGTGGGCACGCCATTCATGCCGGCGTAGCGCCACTGGGTATCACACGCCAGGAACAGCAGTGCAGAGGGGACGTTCTCTGGCCACAACTCCACAGCGCCGCATTGGCCGCACCAGGTGCGCTCACCGCGGGCGTCCATGCACACGCGGCAGGTGGAGGCGCCGTGACTGAATCCCGGCGTCGACGCCTGGCTGGGCTCGCCGGGGGCATCCAGCCGCCAGCGCAGCCAGGCAATCAGTTTTTTCGGCGACCGTCATCGTCCAGGTCCTGGATGGCCTGGCGCACGGCCTTGACGACCCAGGTGCCGACGTTCAAGAGGGCGCGGAAGCGCTCGGGGCTGTAGGCGAGGGGCTCGCCCGCTTCGTCGCCAACGTCCTGCCAATCGGTGACACGGGACACCAGGCGCTCTAGGTCGGCATCGATGGCCTCGGGGCTGATGGCGTCGGCGATGGCGACGAACTTGGCGAGCATGGCATTGGCGGAGTCGATGCCGCCGGACGCGGCCTCGGCCTGAAGGCGCTCGATCTGGTCGCTAATCGCCTGGTGTTTGCTGGCGGCGTTGTCGGCGTGGGACAGGAGCTTGACGCGCAGCTTGATGCGCGCCTCGCCGTCCGGGTCGGGCAGCTTGATGGTGAGCCAGGTTTGGCGTTCGGTTTGGAGTTTAAACATGGTCAGTTCTCAATCAGGGGTAAGTAGGGGTGGTCAGTAAGGGCGCGGCCCGGGCGTTGCGGCTGCCCGGTCCGCTACCCGGCGACTGACCAGCGCCGGGGTCAGGGCTTAGGCGATCAGGGTGTCGGTCAGGGGCGAGAGCAGGACGGCGACCAGGCCCTTGTCGGTGCTGCCACTCTTGAAGCCGGTGAAGGTGAAGGTGACTTCGGTGCCGCCGGGGCTGTTGATAGGCGGGGTGGCGAGGGCGATGGTGGCGTGGTCGAGCTTGAGCGACAGCTTTTCGTTGCCGGCGGACGCGCCGGTGCCGGCACCAAAGGTCAGGGTGACTTCCAGGGTGGTGTCGGTGCGGGCGTTGGCCTTGTCGATGTAGGCGGCGAACAGGTCGGTGTCGACGATGGCGGTCACCTGGCCGGAGACATCGGCGAAGCCCTCGGGCAGGTCGATGCGCTCGCCGCTGGTGCCGAGGGTGTAGCGCCCGGCGTCGAGGTTGTTGTTGATGGTGAACTGGACGCTTTTGACGTTGGTGACGGGTGATCCGGCGAGGAGCACGGCGCAGTCGGGGGCAAACCAGCCGGTGTGGCCGGTGTCGCCCAGGCTGGCGTCGATGGGGGCGGTGCCAATGGTGTAGTTGGCGCCCTGGACCTGGAGCGACAGGGTGGCGGCGCCCTCCTGGGGGATATCGA